ATATTTACAAACAGATGTAAAAAAAGAGGTAACAAAACAGATTAAAGATTTTGCACCTACTGATATTTATATGTTTTATGAATTTGATAGATTGAATTGTACTGGTCTTTTAAGAATACAATGCAGCAAAGATTATTATGATAAAAATGTTACAATGAATATTTTTAAAGATTTTACTTATGAATATGGAAATGTAAAATTTTTAACTATTAGCAGAATAGAAATGGATGATATACTTTTAAGTAATTTCTTATTAGAACAAACTTATTGTATCGAACCATATGCAAAGAACTTAAAAAACTTCACTTTTAAAGATAACAGTTTTACTGATTATTGGGAAGATACAATTATAGTAAAGAATAAGACTAAAAAAATTAATCATAGTGAAATATGTTTTGATAGAAATAAAATGATAACATTATATAGTGATGAGGAAACAAGAAAAATATATGAATTAATAAATGCTAAAAATATAGAAGTATAAAGGAAGCTGCAAAGCTTCTTTTTTTATTCCCATAATTTACTTGTATACATTATACTGATTTAAACAGTATAATGATATTAACAAATAAACACACAAAAGAAAGGGGATAAGAAAATAATGGAAATATTAAAAACTTACAAAAATAGTAATGGTCATAACTTCACTATATTAGCAAAGAAAGGTTACTATACATTAATAAATGATTTAGATGCAAAATATGAAAAATACATTGTAGCATGGATGTTAGCAAAGAATAACTACACAGATGATTTTTCTTGGGGTGCTGGTCATTACTTCCAAAGTTTAGAAGCAGCACAAAAGTTTTTAGGAGGTTCAAACTAATGAAAATAAACGATATGATAAAAATAGTGGAATTACTAAGGAAGGAAAGAAGTATATATGCAGAAATAAGTAAATCAGAATATGAGGAAAAATGTTTAGATACTGTTATTTCTATGTTAGATGATGAAATAGAGGAATTAACAGAATAAGTAAAGGAAGCTTAAACAGCTTCTTTTTTTATGCAAAGAATTAAAACAGCTATAAAATAGTTAATTATAATGAAAATAGTGTGTATAGATTAACTGCTGCTGCAAAGTTCTTATATCATCCTTATAATACTATTAACAGATAGTAAAGCAGCTTAAAAGCAATATTATAAAAGGAAGTGATAACATTGAGGACAACAACCAATGATATTGGATTAACAGAACTACAACAAGCTTTTATAAATGAATATGTAAAGTCTAAAAATGGAACTCAAAGCTATATAAAAGCTGGTTATAAAGTGAAAGATAATAAAGCAGCTTGTTATAGTGCTTTCAAATTATTGAGAATACCCTATATAAGAAGGTCGATTGATTCAATTTTACAAAAAAAAGAAGAGAATTTAGACATTTCTACCAGTTTTATCCTTAATGGAATCAAAGAAATAGCAATTAATGGTAAAAAAGAAGCAGATAAGCTAAAAGCATTTGAATTATTAGGTAAAAATAGAAGATTATTCATTGATATAGTAGAATCAAAGAATCTTAATGTTAATGAGGAAATAAGTAAAATGTCAGACATTGAATTAATTAATGCTATTGATAAGATTCAAGCTATAAGCCAATCAAATGAGGTTCTTCTATCAGCTGGAGAACTTAAAACCAATGAATAAATGAAGTCTTTATTATAGAAAGAATGTCATAAACTTGTCGCTAAATGATTATTTCACGACAAGTTGACTAACAGCCAACAAATAAAGAAGCTATTAGTCAATAATCAATACATTGTTTGACATAGTAGTTATATAAAGGAAAGGAAGTCTTATCATTAATAGGGTAGATAAGGAAGTCTTTCTTTTTTTTATATTAATTAAATAAAATATTCCATTAACCATCAAAGGAAGATAGAGGAAGTCAAGGAATAAGATGGAAGCTGGAAAACTGGAGGGGGGATAGATGAATATGTCCATTTCACACAATATTTTTAATCACAACTTTCTTTCCTTTTATAAGTCAATAGTACAACAAAATTTATATTTTTTCAATGAACAATTGTCCATCTTCAGGACAAATGGATAGAGGATTAAAAGAGAAGTTACTCAAATATTATAAGGAAATGGAAAGAAGGAAACTCCAAAATAATTTTTATTTTTTTTGTAGATATTATGATGATAAATTCTTTACAGATAAAAAACCACATTTAAAGATTATAGCTGATGCACTTCAAGAAGTAGCAGATGGAAAAGTTAAGATACTTGCAATTAGTTTGCCACCACGTGCTGGAAAGTCTTACATCATAAGTTTGTTTAGTGCTTGGATGCTTGGAAAGTTTAATGATGGTTCTGTAATGAGAAATTCATATGCAGCAACTTTAGCAGAAAAATTTTCAAAAGATATAAGGGATGGGATTATTCCTTCTGAAAAATATCAGTATGTGTTTGGAATAAATATTAGTAAATATAATTCTGCTGTTGGCAGCTGGTCACTTGCTGGATATACTCAACCTTCTTATTTTTGTGCTGGTGTTGGTGGTTCTTTAACAGGCTTTGGCTGCAAAACTGTTGCAATTCTGGATGATAGCTTGAAAAATATTGAGGAAGCTTTATCTGAAACAACAATAGTAAATGTTTGGAGTTGGTATACATCAACACATCTTTCAAGGCTTGAAAGAGATTGCCCACAAATAATTATTGCTACAAGGTGGACACGAAACGATATTATTGGAAGATTGACTGATGAAAATAGTGAAGAATATAATCCAGACATAAAAGTTATTTGTGTTCCAGCTTTAGACGAAAAAGGAAATTCATTTTGCGAAGAAATTAAAACTACAGCTGAATACCATGAAATAAGAAAAGTTACAGATAACTTTATATGGGAAGCTGAATATATGCAAAAACCAATTGAATCAAAAGGATTGTTGTTTCCAATTGAAGGATTGAAAAGATTCAACATGAAAGAGATTGAAACAAAGGAATGTGATGGTTCTTTGGGATTTACTGATACTGCTGATAAAGGTTCTGATTATCTTTGTTCCTTAGTCGGTAGAAAATATGGAATGTATTGTTACATCACAGATATAGTTTTCACACAAGATGGTGTAGAGATAACTGAACCACTTGTTGCTGAAATGTTAATAGATACTAAATGCAATATGATGAAGATAGAAGCTAATAATGGTGGCGAATCTTATGCAAGAAATGTTAGAAATTTAATTAGAACAGAAAAATGTACTTGTCAAATTATTGCTGAACAGCAAACAGCAAATAAGGAAACAAGAATCTTAATGGGTTCTGGTTATGTAAAAGAATATTTTTATTTCAGAACAGATTATGCAGCTGGTTCAGATTATGACAGATATATAAGACAACTTACAAGTTATATAAAATTATCTAAGAATAAACATGATGATGCAGCAGATGCAACTATTGGTTTAGCAGCTTTTGCAAAAACTTTTATCAACCATAAAACAGAAAAGATTAATCATTATAATTGGGATTTTGAAAAACCAGAATCAGATTATGGTGAACTTACTGAACCAGATAGAAGTTTTATTGATTATGTTTAAGGGGGAAAGATGATAATAAAAAATCCAGAACGTGCAAAACAGTTTTATGATTTTACTGGAATGATGGAAGGAAATATTCAAGCTACAGATATTGACGGATTTATTGAATATAAAAATAAAGGTTATATAATTTTAGAATTAAAGTTAACAGATAAAGAATTACCTTATGGTCAAAAATTAGCTTATGAAAGATTTATAAAAGATACAACTTTTGCTAATAAGAAATCAATTGTATTTGTAATTGAACACAAAGTTTATGATGCTAAGAAAACTATTCTTGTTTCAGATTGTTTTGTGAGAGAATTTTATTATTCAAACAAATGGAGAAAACCACATTATAAAATTAAAGCAAAAGATGCTATTAAAAAGTTTACTGATTTTCTTGATAATTTAAAGAAGGTGAATTAATGAATATATTTATAGGATTAATTTCTGGATTAGTCTTTTTTTTATGTCTACTTTTAACTTATCTTATGGGATTGAAACATGGAAAATTATTAGCACAAAATATAGTTCCTAAATTAAATCTGAATCCTGTTAAAAGTTTGAAGAAATTTGTTACAGATAAAGCAGAAAAGAAAAAGATTGATGATGCTAATGAAGGATGGTTCGGTGAGGATGGAATTATGAACTATAATCCATACAAAATAAAGGATGGTGAATAATGGATATTAACGGAATTGATGCAGATTATCAGTTATACGAACTTGGAAAAACTTATAACAGACAACTTTCACCACCTTTCTACCAGACCATAGATATTAATGAAGCTTTTTATGCTAATGACCAATGGAGAGGTGTAAAAGCAAAAGGACAACCAGCACTTATAATGCCAGTTTATAAAAGGGTGGCAGACCATGAAATAGCATCTATATTATCAAGTCCAATAAAAGCAGTATTCACAATTGAAAACTTTGATAGTGAAGCAGCTAATGCACAAGAATTGCAGACAAAAGTTGATATGTTAAACCATACGATTCAAAACATTTGGGAAAAAGGCAAAATTGATTCTTTGCTTAGAGAATGTTTAACTGATGGTTTTAATTCTGGAGATTATGCAATTTACACTTATTGGGATAAGCACGTAAATACCAAACAGACTTATGGCAAAAATCCAGATGGAACAGATACACAGATTACTGGTGATATTTGTAATGAGATTAAAGATAGTTCAGAAATCATGTTTGGAAATCCTAATGATAGAAGGGTTCAACCACAACCATATATTTTAGTTATCGGTAGAGGAATTGTTTCAGATTTAATTGCAGAAGCAAAGGCAAATGATGTTGCTGAATCTGATTACAATACAATAACTTCTGATTTAGACTATTTAGAAACTGCTGGAGATAGAGGAAAAATTGAGTTAGATAAAAGTCCAGAAACAGGAGGAAAAACTTTATATGTTATAAAGCTTTGGAAAAAGGATGGAATGGTTTATTATAGAAAATCTACTAAGTTTTGTAACATTATAAAAGAACAGTCAATGAATCTAACACGTTATCCAATAACATTCGGTAATTGGATAAAAAGAAAGAATAGTTATCATGGAACTGCTGCTGGTACAGCTTTAGTTCCTAATCAAATAGTTATTAATCAAATGTATTCACAAATTGCATATCATTTAAGAATGACAGCTTTTGGAAAGGTAATTTATGATAGTTCAAGAATAGCTGCATGGAATAATGCAATAGGAAGTGCAATTGCTGTTGAAGGTGATATTACTGGTGCTGTTCAACAATTACAAGCTGGTCAACTAAATGCTAATGTCTTTGGATTTATTGGTGATTTAGTTAGTCAGACAAAAGATTTAAACGGTGCTAATGATACTGCTTTAGGAAATGCCAATCCCAATGTTGCTTCTGGAACTGCAATAATGGCAAATGTAACTCAAAATGCAATTCCACTTGAAAATCCTAAACAGATTCTATACCAATTTGTTGAGGATTTTGTTTTAAATTTAGAAGATTTTATTGAAAACAAATATAAAGTTCCAAGAAAAGTTGGTTACAAGGAAGATAAAGTTTCAAAAGTTGGAGAAATAAACGGTAAAGATTATAAAGATATTGCTTTAAATCTTAAAGTAGAAGTAGGGGCAAGTACAATTTGGAGTGAGATTACTGAAATCAATACTATTTTAACTTTACTTGCTGGACAGCACATTACTTTCCTTCAAGCTTTGGAACGTATGCCAGATGGATATGTAATGAATAAGCAAGGATTGATTGATGAAATAAATAAAGCTAATGCAGCAGCAAATAATCAACCACCACAAGCTGGAACAATGCCACCAACTGGACAAATGCCACCAGCTGGAGAACAACCACCAGCTTCACCACCAAGTGGTCAAGTTCCACAAGGTCAAGCACCAGCTAATTATGATGAAATGGCAAAGTTTGTTGATACATTAAGTCCAGATGTTCAAAAGAAATTACAAAGTCTACCAGATAGTCAATATGAAGCAGCTGTTACCCAACTTATGGCAGCAGATAAACAAGGATTATTAAATCCACAAGGAGGTAATACAAATGGCTAAGAAAGCAATAAATTTTAAAAGTAAAGCTGCTGAACAAAACTGGATTAAAGCAGTACATTCGATTCCAAGTAAATCTAATCCAAGTATGTCAGTAGCAGCAGCATCAAAAGGAAATACACCACTTAAAGTAAAAAATAAACCAGTTAAAGTAACTCATATAAAAGTAAAAAAATCTAAAATGAAATAGGGGGTTAGATGATGCCACTTAAAAAAGGAAAATCAAAGAAAACCATAAGTAAAAATATAGGTGAACTTATGAAAGAAGTTTCTCCTTCTGGTGATGGCAAAATTGGAAATTACAGACCACCTAATAAAAAGAAAGCACAGCAAGTAGCAGTAGCTATTGCTTTAAATTTAGCAAGGAAATCTAAAAAGAAGAAATGAAAGGGGGTGAATAATGATGGCTAAAAAATGTAAACCAAAAGGTGGAAAAGGAGGAAAGTAAATGATAATAGAAATTAATGCTGGACATTGTTTGAGGGGTTTTGATTTAGGGGCAAGGGGTTTAGGTCATAAAGAAGAAAATTTGACAAGGTTAGTCGCAAATGCAGTTACTTCTAAGTTGATAGCTAAAAAAGATAAGGTAATTAATTGTACTGTAGATTCTTCCAGTAGTGTTAATGAATCATTATCTGAAATTTGTAGTAAAGCTAATAAAGTAAAGGCAGATTTATTTATAAGTATTCACTTTAATACTTCTGATGGTACTGGTCATGGTGTAGAAATATTTACTTACAATGGTAAAGAGATAAAAGAAGCAAGAAACATATTAAATAATATTACTGCATTAGGATTTACAAACAGGGGTATAAAAGATGGAAGTCATTTATTTGTAGTTAAAAATACAAATGCTGTTGCTATGCTAATCGAATGTTGTTTTATGGACAATAAAATGGATATGTCAAAATTCAATGTTGAAAAAACTGCTACTGCTATAGTAAATGGATTAAAGGAGTGAAAATCATGGCAAAGAAAAAAGCAATTGCAATTAAAATTGCAGTTAAACCAGTCAGTATGCCTAAAATGCCAGTAATGCCAAAAATGAAAAATAAGAAAAATAAGAGGGGGATTTATTAATGTTTAAAGATATGAAAGAAGTTACTAATGTTTTCAAAACTGGTACTGTTTGCATAGATGTTACAGAGTGTTTTTGTCCACCAACACATTGGAATCCATGTGATTGTACTAGAAAAATTGTCCATATTTGTAATGAAGGTACTAAGGCAACTTATGTCAGAGTTAAATTAATTCCTAAATGGGATTGTGGTTTACCTACTCATAATGTTATGTTTGAACCTTGTGACCCTATGTGGGTAAAAATTGGTAATTGGTATTATTACAAAAAGATTTTAGGTTCAGATGTTGAACTTCCTTGTAATAAAAAATGTGTAACTTTCAATATGGTGGTTAAACTTAGCTGCTGTTCTGGAAATGAATATCAAGGTAAAATGTTTACACTTTCAGTTATTACAGAAGCAGTACAAGCGAAACATAATGGCTTAAATTGTGAATGGGGAATTTCAGAATGTGAATTACATGATTATTGTTTTGAAATTTATCCAGATTGTGAAGATGATTGTGTTCCACATCCTGTTTGTGAATGTGACGAACCAATGCCTTATTGTGAACCAATGCCACATTGTGAACCAAAACCATGTAAGGAAAAGAAATTTGAAAGAAACGATTTTTAAAACAAATAGCATCTATTAATTTAGATGCTTTTTTATTGCAATTATTTATTTTGGCTGCAAAACGGAGAAAACCGACATTCGCCAAGAAACAATAAGGAGAAAATTATGGAAATAGATGGAAATGTAGCTGCTAATACGACAGAGGAAGTCGCTACACCTTTAATAGATAGTGGTTCTACAGAAACTAATACTGATGTTCCAGAAGGTACAACTGAAACTCCAGTAATAGAAGATGTAACTACCACACAAGCATTTTCAAAAAGATTAAAAGAAATGACACAAAAGGGAATTGATGCACATTATGACAAGCTTTATGGAGTAAGTAATAATGTTCATTCAGAAGCAGATTTTAATAAAGCTATGGAAGCACAAAGTAATGCACAAGCTTTGCAAGATGAAGAAGATAGAAAAGCTAATCTTGCAAAACAAGGTGTAAGTGCTGCTGATTTTGATGAATATATAGCTAATAATCCTACAGTCAAAAAATATAATGAATTAATTACCAAACAAGAATTAAAAGATTTTAGCCAAAAGGATAACCAAGAATTTCTTGATTATTTCCAGAAAGAGAACAATAGACCTTTTGATTCAGTAAAAGATATTCTTCCACCAGATGTATGGTCAGAAAACAAAAAATTTCAAGAAACATTAGGCAAAGAGGGAAAGAGTTTTATAGATGCTTACCAGAAACACGAAAATGCAATTCTGAAAACTAAACTTGCTGAATTTCAAAAGGGTACATCAACAAGTGAAGTTAACACAGAAAATGCTACCAGCACAACTGGAAGTGTTATAGGTAATGGTTCTAATAACTCTACTTCCTTAACTGCTGAAATGATTGAGAATATGAAACCTACTGAACTTATGAAAAGGTGGAATGAAGTCAAGCAAGTAATGAAAATGAAATAAAAGGAGTGGAATATTATGGCAATAGTAAATTCAGTACCAAAACTTGTAAGCACAAAATTATTAATGACATTAGACCAAGACTTAATTGCTAAAAAGATTTGTACTATGGATACTGGTTCGCAGATTACAAAGATGGGTGATACTGTAACATTTACAGGATTAACCAGACCAACAATTAAACCTTATACTGGTACAATTACACCAGAAACTTTAGCTGATGCTGGTGTAACTCTTTTGATTGACCAAGCTAATTATTATTCTTTCTATGTTGACGATATTGAAGCTTTTCAATCTGTCATTGACGTAAAAGGAACTTGCGTTGAGGAAGCTGCTTTTGGATTACTTAACACAGCTGATAAGTATATATTTAGTTTATCTGGTGGTGCTGGTTTAACACTAACAGCTACAGTTTCAGAAACAATTGCACTTTCAACTACTTCTACTGCAATTAGAAAGCTTGAAGAAGTAAATGTTAAACCTTCCCAAAGATGGATGGTTATTCCTCCATGGTATAAGGAAAAATTGGAACTTGCTGGAGTAAAATTCAGTATTCTGATGGGTGTTGGTGGAGTTAAATCTGGTATTGAATGGGTTAACCATTGGAATACTGATATTTATGTTTCAAACAACTTAACGACAACTGGTGTTGAAGGTTCTTTCAATACCCAATGTTTAGCTGGTTCTTATAATGCAATAGTTTATGCTGAACAAATTGTTAAATCCAGATACCAGCCAGTAGTAGCTAGTTCATTTAGTGGTCAATGTGATGGATTGCACGTTTTCGGTGCAAAGGTTCTTAAACCTAATGAACTTGTCTTAATAAATGCTACACAGGCAGCAGCATCAACTACAATCTAATTTAAAAGGAGGTAATAATAATGGCAGTAACTTGTGTAAATTCTACTTTACTAAAATTAAATACTGTAGCTTTAACTACTAAAAATCTTGCAACTGCTAATACTGATGCTTTGGCAGAGGTATTTACTTTTACACCAACAGCAGCAACAACTAAGCTTATTGTTATGATTGGTGGAACTGGTTCGGCAGCTGATGGAGATATGACGTATAGTTTTGCAGCTGGTTCATTCTGGGCAGCAAAGGCACAGACTGGAACTGTTACAAAGAATACAGAGATAATTATAGAAATAGAATCTGGTAATGATTTACTTTATGCTGGAACTATTCTCTTAACATTGACACCAGCTGCAACAGATAGACTTTTAGGTGAACACGCAGCTTATGTAAAAATCTTAGAAATGCTTTAAAAACAAGGGGAAGAAATTCCCCTTTATTTTTTTATGGAGGTAAGAATGTATAAATTTTATGGAAATCCACTTCAAGCAATAACAAGTAAATTTACTATGAAAACTATATTCACCTTTGATACAAAAGGAGAATTTTATACTGATGATGATTTGATTATAGAAAGGGCAAAAGGTTTTTTCGATTATAAAATTGTTGAAGTAAATCAAGATGGGAAAAGAATTGCTAAAACTAACTTTAATCCTCCAACAACAATTGTAAATAATCATATAGAAAAATTAAGACATTGTAAAAAATGTAATGAAACATTTAAAAATCAAGGTGATTTATTAAATCATTATAGAGTTTCTCATAAGGAGGGGTAAGAATGTTACAAGCTAATGTAGCTGAAAAGATATTAAAAGGAATTGGTTTAGGAGATAGTTATAAAACACAAGGTTCTATTATGCCAACTTTTGCAGTAACAACAGCAATAACTACTAAAACAATTGGAGGAAAAAATATTTCACTCCAAGATATTACTGGAAATTTATGGATTAGTTTAGTTGGTGATGTTGCTGTTTCTGCATTAACAGGATATAAGGCAACTGCTGGAACAGTAATTGAAGCTTATGTTGCTGCAAATGTAACAATGATAAGTGATGTTACTGGTGCAACAGCACAAATAATGATATGGGGGAATTAATATGGGAATAAGTGCTGGAGTAATAATTGATTTAACTGGAATAACAATTGAAACTAATCCAACACCAATTACTGCAAGTTCATTAATTGCAACAAAACAAATTGAATTAACAGATACATTAATTTGTGCTGGAGTTTCTAATTTAGCTGGTAGAAAAAATCTTACTATTCAAAATAATTCTTTAAATGCGATATATGTCGGAAATGCAATTGCAGTAGATAAATCGACAGGGATATTATTAGCAAGTGGAAGTTCACTTGAACTAAGTTTTAATCCTTTGGTAAATACTGATATATACGGAATTGCAATTGGTGTTCCAGCAAGTATTTCAGTAGTGGAGGTATAAATAATGGCAATAGCAATTTCAACATTTAAAAATGTAGTTGGCTTACATCAAGATATTATAGAAGGAAATGTATATAACGGAATCGTCAATTTTACTTTTGCTTCTGGAGAAACACAAAAATTAATGCTGCTTGAAATACCAGCTGGTGTAACTTTACAATTTGTTACTTCTGGTTTAACTCTAAATCCTTATGATAATACTTTTTATATTAGAAAAATAGAAGGTGATTCTGGAAGCTTAGTAACTGGAACTCCTATAACCACTTCACCAGATGCAGTAAGAAATATGAACAGAAATGTTTCTGATGTACCACTTTGTAATTTTACTAAAAATCCAACTGGTACATTTAATGAAGATGGTTTAATTGTAGAAGATTTTTTTGTTAGTGATACTGGAGAAAGAAAGAAAGATTTTCCTCTTGCATCTAAAAATGTATTGCAAGATATTGAAAGAATTTCAAAACCAATTACTAAATTTATTTATACTTTCAATAGACTAACTGATACTGTAGAGGTCAATATGGAGTATAGATTTATTTGGATAGAATATTAAAAGTGAGGTGCTTTACATGGCAATAACTGTAACCAGAAACGCAACAAAAGATACTGATATAAGAGAAATTAATGAAAATTTAGAACAAGTAAATCAACATGAAAGTATAGGAGGATTTTTCCCAGAAAATGGAACTCTTAGAAAAACAATTGAATTAGGAGAAAAAGACGATTTTAAAATAGATAGTATTGGAAACCTTTCTGTTAGGGGTGCTGTTACTACTGATGAAGGTGCAATATCAGAAGATTTTTCTGGAACTACACTCCACCATGTTGAAGTTGATTCTGCAATTACTTTCACTAATGGTAGTAGAACTGTAACTTCAACAACCTTAAATTTTTCAATGGAAACCAGCCAAAATGATTATTTTAGATTAGGAACAGATACAGATTCAGACTATGCAAAAATTGAAAGTGTTATATCAATGCACGAATTATTACTAACAGAACCATACACAGGAGTTGGTGGAACTGGTTTTGCTTGGCACTCTCAATTTAAACCATTTATAGAAGATGATGGTTCATTATCTGTAGCTACATCTATAATTAATATTTCAAGTGGTATAACTGGCAATAAATCAACAAGAATAGAAAGATTGATAGATTATTGTCCATTGGTTATTAGCACAAAATTATCCTTATCACAGAGAGTAGCTAATCAATTATCTTATGCTGGATTATCAGAAAGTACAACTGCATCTTCACAGACTGCATATTTCCAATTTGTTGGTGATGATGATTTACTTGTAAATATGGTAAGTAGTTCTGGTGGTAATGAAGAAGATATTGAAACGACACAGATTCAAACTTTAGTTCCTTCAAGTGTAATGAAAATTTATAGAGTAGAAGTACAGCAAGAATATGTAACATTCTTCATTGATGGAATAATGGTGGCAACTCATAAAACACATATTCCTAGCCCTTATGCTTCTTTAAATGCTGCAATAGGTTTTTATAATTTTGATGTTGTAGATTCAGAAACGGTGCTTAGTGTTGATAAAGTATTTATAGGAAACATAAATGTAATGCAAACAAATACTGGTGCAATAAATACTCCAGTAATAGTTAATAATAGCTTTATAAACCCAATTTATACAAGAAATGCTAATTTTGAAGTTAAACTTGAAATTACAAGACCAGCAGATATAACAGGATATGCAGCTAATGATTTAATCAATAATGATGGTTCTTCATCATTACCATATTTTGATTTTGCACCTTTAGGGGATTTCACTAATAGATTCATCAATTTAACTACCATTATAGTTATTTCAAGTAATGGAACAGCTGTTACAAAGTTAGACCCATTTATGCACTTTTTTAATGAAATAACTTTAAGTGGTTCTGATTTAACAGATAATGTTCAATTTAATCCAACTTATGACGTAATGTCTAATAATCGTACAATGTCAATTGAAAGTAATTTTACATCTATAGACCATGGGGATAATTGTTATCTATTACAAGCAGCAGAAAAACAAAGATTATTATTATTAAATGCACAAAGTAGATTATATTTAGCTATGGTTACAAGTGCTTCTTATACTCCAACAAGTGGAGAAAAATTTACTGTAGTATTAAAAGGTTATTATGAATAGGAGGTTTGACTATGCGAAAAAATGCTTTATCTAATATTGGATATTTAGTTCCATCCTCAATAAATACTTATACTTTACCAATACTTTCCAATTATCAGAGATTTAAAATATTAAATCAAGATGTAAATACAAAGACATTTATTATATCAAATGTTTCTTTACTTGATACGGAAATCACTATAAGAATAAATAATATAGCAGTTTCAACTTTAACCTTTCCAACAAATGTTGCTTGGAAAGATGCTGTTACTCCAGTTTTTGCAGCTGGTAAAATTTATTATATATTTCTAATTACAGATGATGGTGGAGTTAGTTATCAAGGTACATGGACAGGGAGTTGGTAAAATTATGAATAATGAAAGATTTATGTTTGCGAAGCCAGAAATTGTAAAAAGTGGTTTAGTTTTATGGCTTGATGGACACGATTTTTTAAATGCACCAGCGACAACAACTTTGAGAGATAGAAGCACATCACTAAACAATGGAACTGTAAGTAACTTTGGTTATACTGCTGCTTCTGGAAGTGATGGAAACGGTGGTATTCAATTTGATGGTTCAAATGATATTATAAATTGTGGTCATGCTGCTTCTTTTAACTCAACCTATGTAACTATTGAAGCAAGAATAAGAATGGATATAGCACCAGCAATATCGGCAAGAATCGTAACGAAAGAATTAGGTGTTGATACTGGAAGTTATTCTTTCTTTGCTTTAACAACAAAATTTATTACATTTTATTCAAACAATGTTCCATTGATTCAATCTGCTACTGCTTTAACTCTTGGTGTTTATCATACTGTAACAGTAAAAATTGATGGAACAAATTGTAAAATATTCTTTGATGGTGCAGAAAATAACACAGCTGCTACAGCTGCAACTATTCCAGTAACTACAGATGATGTTTGTATCGGTAATAATCCAATATCTTTAAATAGACAATTTAATGGATTAATAAAAGTTGTGAGAATTTATAATCGTGCTTTAACTGCTGCTGAAATATTGCAAAATTGGAGTGCTGAAAAAGAATAATTCTAAGCATCTACTTATAGTAGGTGCTTTTTATTTTGGAGGTGAATTTATTGGTAACAGCACAAGAAATATTTAATACTGCTATGGATTTAATGGATAAAAGAAATAATATTGG